GGGGAGTAGGAACGCTAATATTCCTAATATAAATCATGTCAACAACAATTAAAGATGTAAAAATACCATATCCAACTGAAGGCGTTATTCGTAGTGCTCAGTTAAATGATACTGTTTGTCCAGAGAATTCTGTTCAATTAGCTATCAATATGAATTTTGATAGGATTGGAGCAGTTACAACAAGGCCAGGAGCAGATACTTATGCAACATCTCTTACTGGAAGTATTCAGGCTTTTGGAACTTTAAACTCTCAAGCAAACTCAACAAAATATCTTTTTGCTCAAATTGGGACAACAGTAAAAGCTTTAAACTCAACAACAGGTGCTTGGGCTACAGTTCGAACTACTACTGGTTCAGATAAAGCAAGATTTTCTCAATGGTTGAATCATACTTATATGGTAAATGGTACTGATGCACTTCAATGTTCTGATGGAGGTACTTTTGCTGCTACAGTAGGGTTTGTTCCCTCAAATGCTATGCCAGTAGGACATTATGTTTCAGCTGGTTTTGATGGAAGAATTTGGATAGCAAATAAAGCAACTGATACTATGTACTTCTCTGACCAAGTTCAATTTAATGTTATTACACAAACTTATTCTATTGCATATACAAGCACAAGTTTTCAAAATATATCTCCACAAGACGGAGAGACAATGACTGGATTATTCCGAGTACCAAAAGCGCTTCTTATATTCAAACAGAATCATATTTACAGAGTTTATAGTTCTAGCAACATAGATACATACCCAGCTTACAATGTAGGAACATATTCACAGGAATCAATCGTCCAAGCAAAGGATGGACTATATTTCCACCATTCATCTGGTTTTTATAAATTTAATTACGATGGTCAGCCAACTGAAATTTCAAGAAGAATTATCGACTTTGTTAGAGCTATTCCAAGAGCTTCCTATGATAACATTGTCGGAGTTTATGATGGATATGATGCAGTAAAATGGTCTATTGGTTCAGTTACAGTTGAAGGAGTAACCTATGCAAATTGCCAGGTAAGATATACTATTTCAACTCAGGTTTGGACTATTTATGATTTAACTGGACCAACCATTACTGCTTTAGTTCTTTATGATAATGGAACTACAATTGACCAAGTTGCTGGAACTTCTACAGGGGTTGTAGGTAAACTTGATTCAGGTACAACAGATTTTGGGAGTCCTTTCTATTACGAATTAATTGACAGATGGAGAAGTTTTACAGAACAATACTGTCACTCAAAGAATGAAAGTGGTATGGCTATTATGACAGAAAATGCTGGAGGTGCCTTAGTCCAATATCAAACAGAAAAATCTCCTGTAAATGTTTGGACAGATATAGATACCATAAAAGATAAGTATGTTGCACTATTCCCAAATGCTTCAACTGATGATTTTAATTTAATTAGAATGAGAATTAAAGGATTTAGTAAAGGAGAACCGATAGTATTTAATGGTATTGAACTACTTTCAATACAAGATAAAGGATTAGACCAAAACTAATATGAAATTATCAGATTTATTTTTAAATAGATGGTTATATAAAGATACTTCTCAAAACCTTGAAACGGAGGATTCAACTTTCGTTTCTGCCGATTCAACTACCCCTGACCCTTCTCCAATAGCTTCTGGTGGTGCGGCTCAAGATATAAATACTGGTAATGTTACTATAAACGGAGGACAATTAACTCCTGGAACTTATCCAGTGACTACTCTTGATATAGCCAACTGGGGTTGGGGACAAACCTGTGCTTTTTCATCAACGGGTTCGGCTGTAGTAAGTTGGGGAGCAGGTGATTTTAAATCAGCTTCTGGAACTACTTATCCTATTACAGCAAGTAATACTGGAACAATGACAGGTAAAAATTATATCTATTTTAATATAAACACTCCTGGAACATATCAAGTTACACCAATTCCAGGTGATTCTGTTGGTATCGGTAAAGTTTTAGTTGCTGTTGCTCAAAATTCAACATCTGGTAATGCTACTTGGAACTTAAACGAAGCTCAACAAATTGTTGGGGATAATATTTTGGCTAATACTATTGATGCGACAAAAATTACAACGGGGCAATTGATTGTAGGTACAAATGTTGGTCAAGGAACAGCAGTTACTTCAGGTGGAGTCACAACTATTATTGGCGATACAGTTACAACTGGTTATGTAAATGCTTTAAATGTTACAGCTCAATATGTTGTGGCTAGTATTTCTATTTCTTCTCCATCTATATCTGGAGGTTCTATTTCTATCGGTTCTGGTAATAATATATTTAAAGCAGATTCAAATGGTATTTATTTAGGCAATGCGGTTTTTGCTTCTGCTCCATTTCGTGTTGATATGGGTGGAAATCTTACAGCAACCTTGATTACAATTACAGGTGGTACCATAAACTATGGTAAAACTTCTTTCACTGATTCAACTCATGCAGGTTATTATATTAGTTCGTCTGGTATTTATATGGGTTCTGTTAGTGACACAACTAAACTAAAATATGATATAGGGACTGGAACTTTTGATTTTATTGGAACAATTTCTGGAAGAAGTACAGCAACTATTGCTGGTGCAATAAATTCTTCTGGTAATTTGATTAATAATATTGTCAATTCTCAGTTTGATACTTCTACAAAACAAATTCTAAGTGACTTTACTTTTGGTTCATCTGGGGCACTTAGAATGAATACAGATGCAAATAATGGTTTATGGATTTCTTCAACTGGTATTTTAGGTAAGACAAGCGGAGTTACAACTTTTGCTATTGATACTTCTGGTAATGCAAGTTTTAGGGGGACAGTTGTAGTCACTGGGACTTCTTCTGGTTATTCTAATTTTTCTGATAAACCTACACTTGGAACACTTGCTGGTTTAAGTTCGGTTGGAGCAAGTAATTGTGATTCAACAATAATTTCTGGAGGCAAAATAATTACAGGGCTTTTGACTGCTTCAAATATTCAAGCTGGTACTTTGACTGTTGGGGATGGGACTTCAAATACAATCGCCATTACAATAAATCAATCGACAGCTGGTGGAGGAGGAACAACAAGTGCTTTTTTAAAATGGTCTGGCGGAAGTAAAATTTGGTCTGATACTTCAAATTATATTGGGTATAACGCCATTGGTGGCTATCATTATTTTTATACAAATAATAATGAAAATGTTGTTATTATTGATGGTAACCAAACGATATTTAATTATGGTATTTCGTGTCGTGGACCTTTTAATGTTGGGACAAGTTCTGTTGCTCAAAATGCTCGTGTTACAGGTAACCTTTATATAAATCCTTCAACTGCTACAACCCAATATCTTGTTGGAACTACAAATTCTATTTATTATTATTCTGGAAATTATCATTATTTTGAATCAAATGGAGTTGAAGAATTAAAAATTTCTTCTTCAGGAGTAAGTATTAGTAATAATGGTTTATATCTTGCTCAACTTACTTCTGACGGGTCTGTTTCTGTCGGACAAGATGGAGCAATGTATTATAACACTTCACTTGTAGCTGTTCGAGCTCGTGTCGGAGGCTCATGGATTTCTTTAGGTTCTGGTGGTGGTTCTGGTACAGTTACACAAGTAAATGCTTCTGGTTCAAATGGAGTTACTGTTTCTGGTGTGCCCTTTTCGACTTCGGGGACAATCGCAATTAGTCTCGGAGCAATTACTCCTACAACAGGAACTTTTTCTGGAAATGTAACTACGACAGCGAATATGAGGGTTGCTACAGGATTGACTACTGGGGCTAGTTATTTCTTCGGGAGTGCGACTTATCCAAATGAAATTTTTGCCAGTGACAGTGGAAGTTTCATATTTAATTCTATTTATGGAGGAACTTATTATTGGAACATATACAATGGTGTTGGGACTAAAGTTCAAGCAATGGCTCTTTCGAATTCGACTTTGACTTTGACTTATCCTATAACTTCTAGCTCGACTTATGCGAGCTCATTTTCTGGTGCAGTAAATTTTAATAATTCAAGTAATGGATGTTCTTTCGCAGCGGGTGTTCAGTTTAATAACGGATTTACAGTTGCCTCAGGGGTTACAATAACTTTTGGTGCAACTACGACACATATAGGAAATATTGTTCCTAACGCTGCAAATACTTATTTTCTGGGTAGTACAACAAATTACTATAGTGCCATCTATACAAATTCAATAGGTGCAAGAGGAACAACTCCTTTTATAGGAACAACTTCAAATATGTTCAGCCAAGCTTATATTAGTAATTTGGGTGATTCAACACATAAATGTGTAATTAAAGGAAGTATAACAGCTTGTCCTTTACCTGTTACTGAAAACGCTTTGGAAAAATTAGATGCAACAGTTCATACAAGAACTCCAACTAGAAAAGTAGATTACGGTAATGATATTGCTTATCTTGATGTCCCAGATGCTCCAGCTGAGATGAAAAAATATTATGAAGCTATAGGAGATGACCCAGCAGGAGATGATATTGAAATAACAAAGACAGTAGGGTTTTTATATTCTTGTATAAAAGAAATGCTTGCAAGAATTAAGGTTTTAGAGGGTAAATAGTTTTATTTTTAATAGTTTAATAGTATAATAATAATATGGCACTAGCACCAACAAACACAACAGCACAGGTAAAAGCACTACAAGACCAACTTGTAAGTCTTGGATATATGACAAGGGCAGAAGTTGATACTGGATACGGTATTTATGGTCCAAAAACCACAGCCGCAGTGGCTGCTTTGACCGCAAATGGTGGGAAACCTAATCCAAATAGACAAAAAACACAAGAAGAGATTGATGCTGAGTACAAAGCCTCAGTCGCAGCCCATCCTGTTATACAAGAATTGACAAAAGGTGGAAGCACCGTTGACGAGATTTTGAATGGTCTTCAAACTGGAGATATAAGTGGACTCAGAACTTCAACGGGTCAACCTTTTTCAGCTCAAGACCAAGCTGATGCTCTAGCAAAAGCTACTGAAGATAATCGCGCCTTCTATGAAGCCCAACAGCAAAATGATACAGTTGCTGCACAAAATACTCTCGCTCAAAAACAAGCTGAC